CGTATGCCCTGGGCAGGGCTATTGATGACGAGATCATCGGTGCCTTCTTCGGTACGTCGAAGACGGGTGAGAACGGATCGACCGATGAGGCGTTTTCTGGGAATACCGTTTCTGCTGGTACTACCGGAGCGTTGGAAATCGGTCAGTTGCTTGAAGGCAAGCGGATTCTCATGGAGAACGAGGTCGATCTCGACAATGACCAGATTTACATGGCGATCACCGCAGAGCAGCACCAAGACCTCCTGGGAATGTCCCAGATCCAGACCATCGACAGCAACAGCACGAAGGTGCTGGTGGATGGTCAGGTGCGTTCGTTCCTGGGGATTAACTTCATCACGACCCAGAGGCTGGATACTTCCGTAGCCGCCTCGCAAGATTGCCCAATGTGGGCAAAGTCGGGGATGCACCTTTGCACCTGGAATGACATCACCACCAAGATCGAAGAAAGGGCAGACAAGTCGTTTGCCACTCAGGTCTATTGCAAGGGCACCTTTGGTGCTACCCGCCTTGAGCTTGGCAAAGTTGTCAAGGTCGTGGCGGATCGTGTGGCCTAGTAAGACAAATTGACGTAAAGGGACCGGGGCGGAGTCGTGCCGGTCCCTAAGCGTCATTGTTAGACAGAAGGAATCAAAATCATGGCAACTATTTTCAGCAATCTTTTCAATTCCAGTGGCACGGTCGAGCCGGGTGTTGGTGCCCTTACCGAAGCTCTCGGGCTGGACACACAGAGGAGAGCATCTGCGGGTTTCTCGCACGCTCGGGTGAGGCGAACACACGCACGGGTTGGCTTGGGCACGGCGGCGGTTATCGCCGACGAGGTTCGTATGCTCACGCTCAAGTCCAGCGACAGGCTTTACTCTCTGCTCTTCAGTTGCGACGGCGTATCGACTGCGGGTGCTGCGGACATCGGGATCTACCGCACAGGCGATGCTCACGATGGGGCGCTTCCCCATGCGGATTGTCACGACGCGTTCGCAACTGCTCTGTCAACGGCTACGGGGGCGGACCGTGTTGAGAAATTTGAAGCAGGCCCTTTCGACACAGAGAACATGGGTCTTCAGGTGTGGGAGTTGGTGAACATCGTCGCTGGATCGACCTACGCATCCGACCCAGGTGGTACGTTCGACATCACGTTGACGATGACTACTGCCCAGACGGTTGCGATGGGAATTGTGCAGTTGGAAGCCTTCTATACCGCAGGCGACTGAGTTCTAAGGGAGCCAATAACGGATGCCCAGTGCAACGGATATATGCAATAGGGCGCTAAGCCGTGTTGGCGAGGCGCGGATTACTTCATTAACGGATGACTCTAAGCAGGCACGCGCCTGCAATAGTGCGTACACACACATCCGTGACGAGGTACTCCGCGCCCACCCCTGGAATGCAGTCATCACTCGCGCCAAGTTGGCAGCACTGGCCGATGCCCCAGCCTTTGGGTATGACGCGCAGTACCAACTGCCAGCCGACTGTCTGCGCGTGGTCGAGGTGTATGACACCACGCTGCCCTGGGTAGTCGAGGGCAGGAAACTGCTCTGTGACGAAGGCACACCGATCTCGATGCGGTATGTGCGGCGTGAGGAAGACCCCAACCAGTGGGACTCTCTGCTCCAGAGCACAGTGGCTGCACGGTTGGCAATGGAGTTGTGCGAGGAACTGACTCAGAGCAACACCAAGCGGCAGATTGCAGCCCAGGAGTACCAGGGGTTGATGAGCTTGGCTCGGAAGGCAGACGGGCAGGAGTCATCGCCCATGCCATTCGAGGAGGATTCTTGGATTAACGCGAGGTACTGATGGCAAAAGCCTCTGCGATCCAAACATCATTTAACGCAGGTGAGCTATCACCGACGCTCGACGGTCGCGTGGACTTGGCGAAGTATGCCAATGGCTGTGCGGCTATGGAGAACTTCTATCCGTTGGTGCAGGGTGGAGCGCGCAAGCGCAGTGGCACCCGCCATGTGGCCGAGGTGAAGACTTCCTCCAGCCTGACCCGCCTGATCCCTTTCGAGTTCGGGACCACTCAGGCGTACATACTTGAGTTCGGCGCTTCGTATATGCGGGTCTACAAGGACGGCGGGCTAGTTCTCGCGGCTCCGATACCCCCGGCCACCGTTGCTACGATCCCTTACGAGATTGCCACCCCATACCTTTCTGCCACGCTGGACTCGATTCAGTACGCACAATCTGCGGACGTTCTCTATATCGCCCACCCGGATTGGAATCCGCGCAAACTCGTTAGGCTTGCAGATGATAGCTGGACGCTGACGATTATTGACTTCGACCATGCCCCATTCCAGCCGACGAACCTCGACACTGCGGTGACCGTCTACGCAGGAGCCGCCACGGGAACCACCGCGCTGCACGCTGTGGGTGGGACCGTCTTCAGTGCGGACATGGAGAACGGAGATTTCAAACTCTCGGAGATTATCGGCAGCAATCATGGTCCCTGGGAGCCTGCCTCCGATGGGTCGAGGTACGACGGGAGCACTGGCTGGGTCGCTGGTCAGACTGCTCATTTCGAGGGCAACGTCTACAAGGTGGTGGCACCGGGGGGGGCAAAGACCGGAAACTCCGCACCTATCCATGACTTTGGCATAGCGTCCGATGGGCTGATTGAGTGGGACTATGTTCACAGCGGACTCGGCTACGGGACAATTCAGGCAGGCTCTGTGAACGTTGTGGCGCAAACGGCAAACTGCACGATACACAAGCCCTTCCCCGCCAGCGTTGTCGGTTTAAGTAAGGCGACTCACCGATGGGCCGAGGGTGCTTGGACTGGGAAAAACAGATACCCCCGCACAGTCTCGTTTTACGAGGATCGACTGTGGTGGGCCGGTACGGCAAACAACCCGCAAACCCTGTGGGCGTCGATGACCAGTCACTACGAAAGCCACCAACTGGTAGACCTCGACGAGTCGGCCATGATCTTCACGATCAACACCGATCAAGTGAACGTGATCGAGTGGATCAATGCGGGCAGGTCCCTCACCATCGGCACCGCTGGTGGGGAGTTTATCTGCTCGGCTGCTCTTGAGGGTGAGGCACTCACTCCCGGCAATGTGAAGATTGTTCGCCATTCGACCTATGGCAGCAAGACCAAGGTTGCGCCCCAACGGGTGGAGCAGGTTCTGCTCTTCGTTCAGCGGGCAGGCAGGAAGCTGCGGGAACTGGTTTATGACGATGCCGTCAACTCCTATGTGGCCCCGGACATGACCATCCTGGCCGACCACATCACACTGGGCGGCATTACCCGGCTGGCATTCCAGCAGGAGCCCAACCGATTGATCTGGGCCACGCTTGCCACGGGTGCTCTGGTTTGTTTCACCTACGAGCGGAGCCAGCAGGTCACGGCATGGCACCGGCATACGCTGGGCGGCACCGACTCCAAGGTCGAGAGCATTGCGGTGATTCCCAATCCCAGCGGTGACGCGGATCAGCTTTGGATGGTGGTGAGCCGCACCATTGGCGGGGCCACTAAGCGGTATGTGGAAGTCATGGAACCAGAATGGCTGCGAACGAATGCGGTTTCGTCTGCGTTCTTCGTAGATTCTGGGCTTTCGTACTCGGGCGTGAGTACGAGTGCTGTAGCGGGGCTGGGGCACTTGGAGGGGCAGACGGTTGCCATTCTCGCAGACGGTGCCACACACCCAGACAAGGTAGTGAGTGGTGGCTCGGTGACGCTGGACCGTTCAGCCACCGAGGTTCACGTTGGACTGCCGTATGCGGCAACGCTTACGACCATGCGCCTGGAGGCCGGGGCGAGTGACGGCACATCCCAGGGCAAGACAAAGAGGGTGACCAATGTGGTTATACGGTTGGATCAAACGGGTGCTGGCCTCCTCTATGGGCCGACTGATGTGACTGCGGACATGGACGAGTTGCATTTGCGCGACTCATTTGACCCCATGAGTGCGGCACTTCCGTTATTTGACGGGGACACTGGTGTGCTTCCCTGGCCCGATGGTTATGAGCAACCAGCCCGGTTGACGCTGAAGCACACGCTTCCGCTGCCTTGTACCGTCACGGCAATCATGCCGCAAGTGAATACGCAGGACCGATAACTATGGCAGAAGGTGGAGGTGGAGGCGCAGGCAGCGCACTGATGGCAGTCAGTGCCATCGGCACCCTTGCAAGCTCGATCATGGGCGCAAGTGCAGCCAAGGCCCAGGCACGAGCAGAAGCCGCAGCCGCAGAGTACAACGCTGTGCTCGCGGAAATGGAAGGGAATGCCGAGGCGCGGAGGCAGCGCAGGCACGCCCGGAGAACCTTATCGAGTCAGTTCGTGCAGATGGCAGGGAAGAGCGGAGTCATCGCTGAAGAGGGCGGCTGGCTGGAGCGTCTGGTGTCGAACGCTGCGGAGTACGAGACTAACGCTCTGAATGCCTCAATCGCTGGGCGAAACACGGCAAGGCTGAACCGAATGCACGGAGCCAATGCAATCCGCCAGGGCAACCAGATGGCCGGAGCGTCATTGCTTGCCGGTGCCGGGAAGCTTGCCGGCATGGCGTACTCGCTGTACGGCACAGGCAAAACAGCCAAACCGGCACTGGAGTGGCCTGAACCATGACCAGAACGCTCTCAGAACGAGTGGAGTGGCCTGAATAATGCCGAAGATCCCCCAAGCACTTGCAGAAAGAGCTTCACTGGGCCGCCCAGCAGTCGCTAGGGACATGGGTGGCGGGGAGGGCCTTGCTGCCCTGGGCCAAGCCGTGGGCGACATAGGCGACATATCGGGCGAACTCTTTGAGCAGGAGATGAGTGCCAATGTGTCTGGTTCCGTGGCCGAGGCTAGCCGTGCTCTGAATGACCTGAGCATGGAGGTGCAGGCTAACCCGGATCACAACGCCCGGAACAAGATGTATGCCGATGGGGCGTTGAAGATCGCGAGAGAAGCACGCGAGGGTCTGCGGTATCCGAAGTTCCAAGGGATGTTCGACGAGCGTCTTGAGGGTTCGCTGGAGCGTGGCCGGGTGGGCATTGCCCAAGGCGTGCGGCGATCACAGGTTGAGAGCATTACGGCCAACCGTCTGCGTGCCATCAATGAGGGCAAAGAGGTTGCCGCATCTA